ACCAACGAAAGAGCACGCTCACGGCGACGATGCCGATAAACACAAGCGCCACGAGGTGCCAGGTCTGGTCCTGCTTGGCGGCGTGGCTGATGGTTTCGAGGATGGCTTGTTCCATGGCTAGGAGAGGGCGGCAGCGATTTGGGCTCCGGTCGTTTCGACCGTGGAGCATTGCGCCAATCGCGTGGTGTTGAGGGCCGAGACTTTGGCCAGCTCGGGCGAAAGCTCGGTGCGGACCTGTGTGGCGATGCCGGTGGCGCTGGGGATGCTGCCTCCGGTGGCGGGGAGGATTTCGGCGGATCCGTCCCACCGGATCGAACCAGAGCCGACATTCTCTCCGGCGGCTCGGAAGAGGATTTGGTAATCGCCTGCCGCTCCGCTCATGTTCCCGGTGTAATACGCAGTGGCTCCCACCTCGGAGAGCGCGAGGGGTGAGCCGCTGGCGACGCCGTTTTGGTAGAGCTGGGCGGTGACGCTCAAGCCGGTCTGGCTTTGTGCCAGGGCGATATTCAGTTCGTTAGCCATGGTTAGCTATTGGCTTGGGCTAAAAGATTTCCGACGATTTCCGTAGTCGAAACCTGCGCCAATCTCGTCGTGTTCAAAAGGTCTGTCTTACCTTTAATGGCCGTGATGTCTGCGGTCGGGATGTTTGCCGGGGTCGCACGGGTTGAGATGGCGGCGTCCACTCTCCCAAGCTCAACCGAAAGCTCCGTTCTCACTTGTGAGGCTATCGAAGCCGCGCTTGGCACTGAAGGCGCGTTGGTGAGGGTATCGACCGTTCCGCCCGTGATGGTGCGTGATGCTGCGCTCCACACGGCTGTTGCCACAGCGGCACTGGTGAGGACTGCCGTGCCGGTGGTGGCATCGACGGGGACGCCGAGGGCCACCGATCCGGCGGCTGGGACGGCGAGAGTGCCCGTGAGGTTGCCATTGGCATACACCGTCCCAGCGCGGACATTGGACGGCGCTGCTTGGCCTAAGTTGTTGTCGGCTGTGTAAAAGTCGCTGAATGTGGTTGTGCCGTTTTTTGCAAAGCGCACTTGTGATGCGACTGGGGTAGGGTCTATTCGGAATTTGGCGCAATTTGTTGCAAGCAGACCTGAAGCACTAGATATTAACGACCCGCTAAGGACAACATTTGCACCTGTTTGGTTCGTGCATGCTACCGCATGAGCAGAGTTTGTTGCGGTTAAATTCCCTGTAATGGTTAACTGACCGGTCGTGGCATTATTTATGCCGGGACCGCCCACTCCAGCACTCACGCTTCCCGTGCAATTTAAAGTGCCTGCTCCGGCGTTGTTAACCCCTGCAATGCCAGAAACCGAGCTGCCTGTAATTGATCCAATAATGGCTATACTTGCCGTTGATGTATTATGTATTCCATGCGAAAGAGCGCCCGTTCCCGCAATCACATTCGCAGTTACAGAGTGAGAGCCGACTCCTGTGAATCTTATTCCGTGAGTAGGGAATCCCGAGTTACTGCCTGTTCCCCCAATCACACTTCCGCTCAAAGTCGCAGCAAGATTACCAGAGCTAACCCAAACGCCAAAGGCATCTGGTCCTGAGCCTGCGGTGATATTGTTGCCAGAAATGGTCAGCGTTCCGGTAGATGAGGAAATAACTCCTTGCGAGGAGGCTCCTGTGCCTGCCGTGATATTCCCAACAATCGTTGCGGAGGCTGTGCCGTTTAAACTCACCACCGCCAAGGCTGCTGATCCTGCAACGACATTTGCCGTGAGCGTAACGCCATTTGAGAGCGTAAACGATCCTCCTGCCGTGCCGCCGTAGGTCGCGCCGTTGGTGACATTGTCGCATGTTGCGTTGGCGGTGATTGTGACGGTGCGATTGTTGGCAATAGCATTGTCTCCAGCGACAGGGACAGACGCCCCCGGCGAACCGGCGGCAGTCGTTGACCATGTTGCGGTGTCGTTGAAGTTGCCAGAGGCAACGGCGAAGCGGTTGGCCATGATTAGAGTCCTTTCGCGGAGATGTAGGCTTGGAGAGCGGCTTGGATTGCGCCGACTGCCTGCTGGGTGGCTTCGTCGGAACCAGCGAGTGAGCCGAGCGCGATACCGATGGCGGCTTCGTCTGCGGTGATGACCTCGCCGTCTTGAATGCGAGTCGGGACAAGGCGCATGGCGACATTTGCGTCACTGGAGCCATCGCCCAGATAACGGCCCGATATGGCCAGGTTGAGGGAGAATTTGTCGTAGGATTTTCCGTTGATTTCGATTGGTGCGGATGCGTTCATGGTGTTTGGATTTTGGGTTAGGTGTAGGAAAGTGAGGCGCGATTTGACCACGCGCCGGAGGCGGTGCCGGAGGCGGTGACGACTCCATCGGCGTCGGTGGTGGTGCGGTGGATTGTCCAGCCGGTGGAGGATTCGGCGGTGCCGGATGGAGCGATTCCATAATAATGGTAGGGGGACGCCCATGCGGCGCGGGCGATGGTGGATCCGCCCTCGGTGAGGGGCACGGCCTGCCACGCTGATCCGTCATAGACGAGGATGTCGCCGGTTTCCGCCCCCGCGCCAGAGAGGCGCGAGGGAGGAACCAGAACGGGGATGACCGCCCAGCGCGATCCCGTCCATTTCCACGACCGATTGCCGGAGGTGAAAATGTCGTTGACCGACGGGGACGATGGAAACGCGAGGGCGGCCATGGGTTAGGGATGTTATTGCTTGTCGAGTTCGACCCACGCTCCACCGTAGGAGAGGTATTCGGTCATGTCGTTGCTATCGACCCAGCGGAGTCCTTCGGTGTGCGAAGGGGCGGTGGCCGAAACGACATCCTTGATTTGTTTGCCGTCGAGGGCGGATTGGGTGGCGCTGCTGACGGGTTTGTTCGCATCGCTGGTGTTATCCACATTGCCGAGGCCGACTTGGGCTTTGGTGACAGAGTGTGGGTTGTTAGTGGCGGCGATGTGGCCGCTCAACGAGGCTTCGGCGGTGTCGAGGTCGCTCTGGAGCGTGTCGATCTCGCCTTCGGCAGAAGTGACACGACCGGCCAAGGTGCTGGCGGCGGACTCAATCGCGGTGATGTCGCCTTCCGCTGTGGTGAGGCGGGAATCCAAGGCCGAGTCGGCGGCTTCGCGAGCCGAGGTCTCTGCGGCGAGGCCGGAAGAGGCGGTAGAGGCGAGGCTGGTGATCGCGCCATTGAGGTTGCTGTCCGCCGCTTGGAAGGCGGTGACGACTTCCGTCAACGAATCCAGCGAGCCGGGCGTGACATTTGAGAGAACATTGTCGATACGAGTGCCGAGCGCGGCTTCGGCTGCGGTCGCACGCGAAACCTCGTTCGAGAGGTTTGTGGTGAGAACGCCTTCCGCTGCCGTCGCACGCGAGATTTCGGAAGAAAGACCACCTTCTGCCGTGGTCACACGACCGGCAAGGGTCGAAGCTGCCGACTCGATAGCGGTGATGTCGCTCTCGATGGCGCTGGCGCGGCCTTCCAAGGCGGTGACAGCCGGGGCCGAGGCCACACGAGCGTTCGTGAAGTAGAGGTTATTGGAACCCTCGACGACCGCATCAGTGGTGCGGGGGACGAGTTTCCATGCTGTGCCGTTGTATTGCCAGCTTCTGCTGCCAACGGTGTGAATTTGGTTGTTAGTCGGTGAGGACGGGAATGAGATAGCTGCCATGATATTAGGTGGTGTTTAGTTGTTGGGTTTTTCGACCCAACTTCCTGCGAACCATTCGTAGGTTGTGAGGTCAAAAGGGGTTGTCCACCGCTGGCCTTGGTATGGGTGGGCTGGCGGGGCGTCGGAATAAGTGGTAGGGAGGTCGGCAGCGGGGGTGTAGGCGGTGCCATTCCAGCGGAAAATCTGGCCGGAATCCTGCGCGATGTAGAGGCGCTTGTCTTTGCCGACCCCGGGGAAGTCGGCGGCGGAGGGATATTCGACAACGCCGAGCGAGTCTTCGGGCAGCACGATTTGGAATTGGCTCAAGTCCAATTGCTGCGTGATGTTTGTCTCGGTGATCGTCGTCATGCGTAGGTGGCGGTCTCCCGGTTATTCCACGCAACATCGTTCGCCTTGGCGGTGGCTGTGATGGTGCCGTTGGTGCCCAGCGCGGAGCGGGTGATGATCCATTTCGCCACGGCGGCAGCGGAGCCGGTGGCGGGGATGTCGGCGTTGAGGAGCAGGCCGTAATAGCTGTATGTGCCAGCGGCGTTGAGGGCGAAGGCGTGGAAGTAAAGATCGGGGTCGCGCTGAGTGACCATGCTGTAGAGGCCGAGGGCGACGACGACGATTTTGGCCCCGTTCGGGATGGCCGTGGCGAAGGTGATCGTGCCCGCGCCTTGGCTCACCGTGTAGTCGATGGTGGGCTCTTGCATCACGCCATTGATGGCGACCAGGACATGGTTGGGGTCCGAGGATTTGAGCCCGTCCACGGAGAACACGGTGCTCGCGCCGTTGCCCGTCAAGCGCGTCTTGGCGCTCGATACGCTGAGTTGCTTTGGGATCGGCGTGGCGTTCATCGAAAGTCGAATTTCGCGGAGTAGTGGCGCACCGCGCCGTTGCGCAGCCAGATGTCGTCGCGGAGCTTGAGGAGGAGACCCTCGGCGCGGAGGAGTTGGAATTGGCTCTTATCCATCTGGCCGTCTTCGGCGAGCGTTTCGGCGAGGGCGGAGGTTTTGAGGTAGTCGGCGAGGAAGGTCGGGATGCGGTGGCGGAGCCAGTATTCCTCGTTGGTCGGCGCGTTGCCGGTGGTGGCTAGGCGGGCCTCGTAGCAGTCGCCGGTCGGCGCGTGGTAAACCAAATCCTCGGCGGCGTAGGCGGTGTTGGCGGCGTAGGCCGTGGCGGTGAATTTGGGGACCGGGAGCTGGAATTTGACATACACCGGGCCGCCCGCATATCGCTCGTCGGTGATGAATACGGTGTCGGCGGTGGTGACAAAATCGTAGCTCTGGGTGATTCGCGTGTCGCTCGGCGCATCAGAGTAAATGGCGAGGACTTCGCCAATCGGGAGCTTGCCTGCGACAATCAGGGGGAAATACGGAATGATGTCGGAGGGGTCGTTGGTCGAGTCCTCCACATAGGTGGCGCTGGTGCGGGAGTCCCAAGGGACATCGAGGGCGGTGTCGATATTAAGGACTTGGCCATCGGCGGTGGTGGTGACGCGCTTGATGCGCCAGAGGGGCTCGGAGAAAAGCGATCCCTGCGGAGCGCGGCCAATGTAGGAAACGGTGCCTTGGTAGTCGGCCTCGTAGGTGTAAGCGCCCTCGGTGAATCCCTCGCCGAGCACGGTGCGTTGCTCGGTGTGGGTGATCTGCGGCCACTCGTCGAAATTCCAAGCGAACGAGGCGGCGCTGGTGAGGTATTCCGCCAGCGCCGAGCCCTGCGAGGGCAAAAGCGGTTGGGCGGGGTCAATGCCCATGCGGGTGAGCACGCCATCGCGGACGGTCTTGTAAGGAGTCGTCTTCATTGCGGCGCTCCTTGTTGCAGCGCGGGCAGGGTGCCTTGGCGACCGATCTGCGCGTTTTGTTGTTGCTGGAGTTGGAAATTGAAGCCCTTCAACCGCGCGTCGATCATGTTGCGGAAAATCTCATCCTGCTGGTAACGCTGTTGGACGGCGGGGTTCGCTTGGATGATGCCTTGCAGGACTTGGGCGCGGAGCTGGTGGTTTTGGCCTTCGGCGGGGAGTTCGGGCTCGGTGCCAGCGGCGATCTTGGTGTAGGCGAGCTGCTCCTCGTTCGCCTCGATGGCGGCGGCGGGGCCGGGGTCGCGGACGAGGAGGTCGGCGAGATTCGGGTCCACGGCGGCCATGATGAATTTCACCAGCCCGGCGCGGTCGATGACGCCAGCGACATCCATTGGAACGATGGCTTTGGAGATATAGTCGAGCTTCACGCCGAGGGCTTCGGCATCGAGGTTCTTGGCATCCCAATCCACGATCAGGTCGAATTTGCCCTGGATGCTTTCGCGGTCGGCTTGGAACGGCACGGCCTGCCCACCGGAGACACGGAGGATTTGCACCGGCAGCATGTATTGCTGCATGAGCTGGTAAGTCTGCGAGAGGATGGCTTTGAAGTCGCGGAGCCAACGATCCACCGTGTGCTGCTGCACGAGCGCGGCGTAGTTCGGATCGACTCCTTCGCCCGCCATGCCGAAGTATTCATTCACATCACGGCGGACGGCGCGCTCGATCTCAATGGTGCCTTGGTCAAACGGCGGCGGCTGCATCCAGCCAAATTCATTCGGGCGGCGCTCGGGGATTTGCGTGGCCGGGCCGAGGATGATGTCGAGCTTGCCGCGATTGGCAGGCACGCGCATGGGGGGCAAAATGGCGATCCCGGCGCGGTCGGTGCGGTAGTCGCGCTGGGTCTTGATCTCGGCCTGCATGGTCGAGACGATTTCGGGGATGCCCCGGCTTTCCAGCAGGCAGCGGGTGATGCGCTCGCGGGGTAGCTCAATGAAGGGATACTCGCCATGGGAGTAGGGAGAAATTTCCTCCTTGGCGTAGAGGCTCACATTCGGGTGCATGACGCGGCACATGACCTTGGTCGCGCCGGTCTCCTCATCGGTTTCCTTCGAGTAAACATGCCAGATTTCGATGAGGTCGCGGTTGTCCTGCCAGAGAATGCTGTCGCGGCGATTGTGGTTTTGCTGGCTGTATATCGGCCACAGGCTGGCTCCTTTGAATCGCTCGGCCTGCTCGTAAAATTCCTCGGGGTAGCCCTCGGTGAGTGTGCGTTCCTCCAACTCCTCGCAAGTCACCAACTCGCGGCGGGCGATCCACGGGGCGCGCTGGAGGTCGAAGGTCGCGGTGGGGAAAAGCACATCGTTGAATGGCTCAAGCGCAGTCCACTCGGGCTTGCTCTCAAAAATGTAGGGCTGGGTGTATTCCACCGTGCCGCCCTCGCGGAGCTTTT